GACATACCTGATAAATACTTCCACAAGCATATTTATTTGGGATGTCATATCCAAGAGCACAGGCACTCCTAAGTAGGGGGTTGTCAAGACCCACATTATATTCTGTTAATCTTCCAGTTTTTGGTGATAGGGGTGTCACCCCATTTACGAATGAGTATGTTGGCTTATATTGTGTTTCTGTTTCTCTGCCTGAGACTTCTGTCAATACCATCACCGCTAATGGTCATGAGTATATGGGTATCGTGAGAGACCAACCCACACAGATGTTATATGGTAAGCCACTTACCCTCACACTGATTGCAGACAAGACTTATAATGCCTACAAATCTTTAAGGAATTGGCTTGATACTACTACTCCTCTCGGTGCCAACCAGACTGGTGTGAATAGGACACAAAGGATGTCTTTTTATAGAAAAATTGTTGCTCCTATCACTCTGTCTAAACTGGAACTTCCGTCATCTCAGAGAGGTATATCATTTCCGAATGGCCCCAGTTATGAAAATCAATATAATAAAGTTCTTGAGTTTGAATTTATTAATGCCTTTCCTATGTCACTAGGATCTATCTCTTTGGGATCCGATAGGACAGACTCGTATGCTACATTCGATGTCTCGTTTATGTTTGAGAGTTACAGCATGAATGCTAATCCTAGAACTGAAACGGCATGAACAGGGTAAAGCCTCTGATGAAGAGGACATCCAGTAACCCAACATATAATATGAAGTTGTTGATGGATAATCTTTCTCCGAGTGAGATTGTTCCATTACCTGATAAATATTATGTGTTTGTATATAAAGCAAAGACGAAAGGAATTCAATACGATCAGTATCCTTTCATTGTCTGCACCAGTGTATTCCCATGGGGCTTCACTGGTTACAACTTCCATTGGGAGGAGTCCAGACGATACACTTGGAGGGAAGTATTAACTAACATTCATCAAATACATGATGAAGAATTGAATGATATGATGAAATTTCCTATTAAATCTATCAAGAGTAACTGACATGCTTAGATATCCATCGGAAGTTCGGAGTGGTGATTTTATTACTCTGACCCCACACGAATATAGGTCTAATGCAGGCGGCGGTAATGGTCCGGCTGTGGGACCACCCATTGTTTTGTATATGCCAAACTCTACACCGGCAATGCAGAATGGACAACAATGGGAGAAGCAAGCCTTTCAGGGCCCTCTTGGTGAAATCAAGAGGGATATTGCCGAAGGAGTTGTTGGTGGTGCCAGCGATGGCATTGGTGGGGGTCTCGGTGGTGGTTATGGAATAATGAATGGACTTCAAGCAGCAGGTAATAATGTAGGGAAGCTTCCCGATGCTTTGAGACAGGGTATTATATCACAAGCTAGTAAGATTGTTGGAACATCTGCCAACCAAATGATGGCATACTCCAGAGGAGAAGTCTTCAACCCTAATATTGAACTTCTTTATGAAGGACCAGGTCTGAGAAGTTTTGGTTTAAACTTTTCTTTCATTCCTAAGGATGAAATGGAGGCAGCTACCGTCAGTCAGATTCTTTTAAACTTTAAGGTATGGAGTACTCCTGAGGATCAAGGAACCAAGTATAAGATTCCTGCAGTCTGGTCTGTTAAGTATGGTGGTGCTGGTTCTACCTGGATGAATAAGTTTAAGAGGTCTGCTATGACAAATATCGGTGTTCAGTATAATGCCGGTCTGGATATGCACGCCACCTTCGACAATGGATACCCAATTAGAACAGACATCCAACTAAACTTCCATGAAGTTGAAGTTATTACTAGAAAAGATCATCAGACAAATCCACTAGGAGGTGGTTTCTAATGTCTACGCCGACTTATTTCTCTAATCTTCCTGACCTTACTTACTCTGTTTCTATTAACAAAGCAGGTCGGACTAATGATATTGTAATCAAAGATTACTTTAGATTGCTTCGTATCAGAAAGGATGTTAAAAGAACTGATACTTTATATGTGGATTATGTTGTTCAGGATGGAGAGAGACCAGACCAGATTGCTTATAAGGAGTATGGTGAAGAGCAATTCTATTGGATGATTCTTCAGGTCAATGATATTACAGACTATAGTAGTCAGTGGCCTCTGTCATATATGGCTTTAGATGAGTATATTTTAGAGAAGTATGGTGGTCAAGAAATTGCAGGACTGCCTCATCACTATGAGACCCAAGAAGAATATAACGAACAGGGTTTACTTATGATTCCTGGTGGAATGTATGTTGATGAAACCTGGTCTGCCGAGTATCAATATGATGATGTAACCAGACTAGTTGCCTATCCAGTTGCTGTTACTAATTATCTTTATGAGACTAGATTAAACAATGAAAAATCCCAGATTCAGATCGTAGATAAACGATATATCTGGGACATTCAGAGAGATACTCGTAACTATTATAGGAAACTAGAAAATCAGAAGAGTGATACTGATATCTCTAACGCTCTGAGAAGTTCGGTTCAACAGAGGAAACAAGACTAATAAAAAAGGGGTCGTGAGACCCCTTAGTATTATCCTTCTTCAGCCAATTTCTTGAAGTAGTCCATAACATCGTCACCTTCATCTGTAGTTTCACCAGCTTTACTCACTGATTCTTCTACTGGGGTGGGTTCAAACACGGGCTTTGCTGACACATTAGGGGCAGCTACTGGAGCTGGTTGTGTGGGAGCAGAGGGTGCTGGAGCCGATGAGGTACGACCCAAAACAAGGTCGAGCCTGTTCTTTAGTTGGTCGTAGGACTTGAATTGGTCAGCTGCAACAAGGGCTGACAGACCATGTGATCGATTCCAGATAGACTCTAACTGGGCATCATCGAGGTCTTCCAGTGTTGCTGGAGGAGCAAACTCAGAAGAGTCGTAGTTAGGATAACCTGCTACTTTCTTCACACGGAGTTTGAAATCGGCACCAGTCCAGAAGTCGAATGGGTTGATACCATCACGACCTTCCAGTTGGTCACCATTCACGGCATCCATAACTTTGTCATGGATCTTCTTACCATACCTGAAAAGGAATACTTTACCCTCATTGTCGGGGTTGCCAGGATCTTTTACGATATAAACATTGGAGTAGTATTGCAACTTACGCTTCTGCTTACGGACCTGTTCCTTCAGGCTTTCGTCACCGGAGTTCCACAACTCACGGTTGTATTCACCCAGTGGGTCATTCTGACCGAGGGTAGTAAGGGAGTTCTCGATGTACCAACCACCAGTGCCTTGAAAGGCGTGGGAGTACATTTTCACAAAGGGCATATCTTCACCTTCGACGGCAGGAAGGAAACGAATGATGGCGAAACCATTACCTGCTTTGTCAGTAGTTGGACGCCAGAAGCGTTCATCAACGGTACCGACTTTGGTGGATTGCTCCAGTTGCTTTTGGAGCTGAGAGAACACGGAGGCTTTGTTCTTCTTTAGACTTGAAAACGACATAAGATTCGTAGGATTGATAGGGTACAATTGGCAAGAGTTTTGAGTCTTCGGCTATGGACTAGGTAATACTATTCTAATCTAGATCTACCGGTTCGTCAAGGTCTTCCCCTTCCATCTCGGCTATCTTGTCAAGAATATCTCTTCGTCTATGAAGGAGGTATGTATAGAGGTCAGTGCCGACAGGCATACCTTCATTTCTGGCATCTTCATTCAGAGTTTCTAACATAAACTTATCTACATCATCTTCGGATAATTTTAATCGAGTGACAATGATGAGTTGTTTTTCAATCAACGCATACAATGTGTGCATGAAGTCTGATGAGAAGTTTTCATCTAAGTCATCTTCATCTGTCATGGTGTTGACGATGTCCTGAAGAAACCTCAGTCTCTCCTGAAGTTCTATGATTTCTTCAGATTCTTTCATTGCAAATGGTGAATCGTGAAGACTCATAAGAACATCTCCTTCATCAGTTTCTTGTATTTATGTGTAGGAATACTAAGAAATGGTTTGTACTTTCTGATCTTTAGACTGAGTAACTCCCAGAGTGGGTCTTTCATATCCTTGTCCCAGTTACCTTTAAATTTTAACACCATATCCAGGATTATTAAAGTCTCTAGACTAATGCTTCCTCGGATATAGAGCCGTAAGGCGGGAGGATGTCCTCCCATCGTTTCAAATAGATCGTTAAAGGAATACCCTTTGGCTGCCATATAGTCAACCATTGTACTAAGATCTTGCTTAACAAGATATTGCATACTCTGGTTTTGTTTCGTCCATGCCAACCAGCAATCTTTACCACGGAGCTTGTTATCTCCGATCCAGACTTTGGATGGATTATCTGCCTTGACGAATGAGGCAAGTAGATACTCTTTAACCTCCTGGTCTGAGAGTTTGCGAGACAACGTCTCGAAGAAATAGAAGTCGGGTCTCTGAAGGTACGTGTCTTCCTTCGCCCTAACCTTTCCGTCATACTGAAAGAAGTCAAAATTCTCCTTGGTGAAATGTTGTTTCATCGCCAGATATGTGCGATATACGTCAAAGCCTGGCACGTTAGTCTTCGTCAATACCTTCAATCATACTCACTGGCACCTTATGTTTTCCAGCAATAAGGTACCAATGTTCTTCATCCTTAACCCCGATGTACTTTAACTCACTATCGGGTATGTCATTTTCTTTTAGTATCGCTTGCATCTTCAGGTGTAGCAATTCGTTAGTACTAATTTTCATAGTGGCAATCTCCCGCGGGAGGTTCTTTTGAGGTAGTTAAGTTCTGTTGCTTCCCATCTAATCTTTTCTTTGAGGGGTTTGCTTACAAGTTTGTTGACAGTTTCCACCTCGATGTTATTGTCCTCACAATACTGGACAATGGCATCAATGTAACTCATTTTTGTTTCAAGGACAAGAGACTCAATGTCTTCAGCAAACTTATCTTTGCTGAGGAACTTCTGATTGAGTACCTCCTCGATCTTTTTGGGATCAGGCATCTCGGTACTGAATAAATTTACTAACATAATCTTGTAGAGTAGTCAAATAATACATAATGTTTCGACGTTCGATGATTTGAACATCTCCGTTCTCACCGACAAGCCATACAACCAATTTCTTGGGAACAACTCCAGTAGCCTCCGAGAACATTGCCCAGTAAGCGGAAAGTTGGACGAAGTAATCTTCCAACCATTCTTCTGGTTTCTCTTTTTCTGATGTCTTAAAGTCAACGATGGAGAGTTC